AAGAATCTGCCAACTCCACTTGTTTTGAAGCTGTCATAAGCGCTACCGATCGCTTTCCCAGGTATGCTCATGGCATCGCTGGTAGCCGCTGCTATGCGGCCAGCTGTAGCATCCCAGATTCTGCTCAAGTCCTGACCGCTGTTTAAGCGTTCAACGACGGTGTCCTTTTCTTCTTGGCTCAGCTCATTCCAACGTTCTTTCGTAAGCCCTGAATCAGTAAGTCTCTGTGCCAATGATCCAGCAGGATATTGATCACCTTCTTCAGCGCCTTTTTGTGGGGGATTTGCTTTCTTCCACGCTTCAAGTGCATTAGCTTCTGAAGTCTCTCTTAACTCTTTCTCATCTCCACCGATCGCTTTGTAAGCACCCAGCAAAGCCTCTAGAGCCCCTGGCTCCTCCACGTCAATCTTGTCAATCTCTGACGCGAAAGCAGACAAATCACTCTGTTTACTAATCTGAACCGTAGCTGCATCTAAAACTTTTTGCTTAGCTTCGAGCGCCTGTAACGCCTCTCTGCTACTCATCATCGTCGCGGTGTTTTCATTTCCACCTAGGGCAACAGCTTCTTGGTAGCGTGAGGTAACGTGCTTTTTAAGATCATCTCTATCAAACACTACAGCCATTGATGTGCCGTCTGCATTTCGGGATTCTGTTAGCGGGACCTCTTCTCGAGCGCCTTCCAACATAACCATAGCGCCGTACGTGCCGTTACCGTTGTCGATAAATCGAGTAATCTTTGAGGGGACTTTAGTACCGTCATCAAGCTCACTTCTTAAAATAGATTGAGCCGTGGGCGAGTTGTTGAACATATCGACAACAATATCCATACGCCCGTCGATGAGTTTGTCAGAGTCGGTCTGGTTCCAAGCTGTTGTGCGCGCACCAAGGTAAGCATCAACCTTTCCGATTGTTGATTGAGCATCAACAACTCTCTGCTTATTTAGATGCTGTTGGTTCGCGATGTCCTGTTGCTCACGAGCAATACCGAGAGAAACTCTTTGACGGTTTCTGTTGTACTGCTGATCAGTAACGTTTTTCGCCGTCGTTAGTGCTGCTAGTGTTCCGTCCCATACTGACATATTGAGTTACCTTAGAATGCGAACGCAAAGATCGCGGCAGATGCTAAGCCGCCGATCGTGCTGTAAGTTTGTGCCTTGGAAGCGGCCTTCGCTGAGTCGTACGCGTTCTTACGCTGGGTGGCCGATTGAGCCGCTCCCTGCATCTGGCTCAAGGAAGAGCGGTTGACTCCTTGTCCAATGTTTACAAGATCAGCAATAGCCGCTTGGTTAGTTTCTTTCTGCGCGATTCGCGCGTCGTTTATTGATTGAGCTGCACCAAGAGTATTTGCTCGGTCCAAGCTACGCGCCTGCTCTTGAAGCTGCGCGGGGGTTAGGTTAGTTCCGTAACGCTCAGCATTACGTGCTACGACACCTGTCATTAAGCCTGACGCGATTTCCGAGTTTTCCCGTGCGGAATCAATAAGGGTAGTGTCCGTCTGCGCCTGATTTAAGAGCTTCTCTTCAAACGGTCGATAATCCTGCACATACCTGTTGTAGTCATCACGAGTCATCTGGGCGTAAGTTGCATCGGGGTCCGATACAGTTTGCAGGCTACCAACGTAGTCCTGTCCACCGTAATTTCCGTAACCTCGATAACTTCCAAGCGCGTTATATGACATATCGATGCTCCTTATTGAGGTAGTGGGTTGGTGCCGAAATAATCGGTGTGGCTTAAACGGTTACCGAAGCCTTGGACTTTTGAACCGTCTTTATTAACCGGAGTTAAGAATGAGCCTTTTACCTCGTTACCTTGGGCGTCTTTACCTCTGGTTTTCATGTTCTTCGCACCTTGCACGATTGCAGAAGTAGCAATCTGTCCAAGTGCCGCTGTTTTCGCAGCGCGTTCTGTTTGCTTAGCTTTGGCTTGGGTCAATACTCTAGATGCGCCCATGTTTGCCGCGGCACCCATGCCGCTTTGCGCGTCACCAGCTTGCCCTCGAGCAACACCGAGCACGCCTAGCTGTTTCTTGCTTCGGATATCTATCGCAGCTTCATCAGCGTCTGCTAACTGAGCTTGGTACGCTTGGGCTAAATCGCCGCCATCCGCTCCCGATGCCGAGAGGTCATAATCAGCTTTTGCTGCCAATGTCTGCATGGTGTCGGCGTTCGCACGTGCACGTAGAGTTTTATCAACCCTTTCGTTCAGGGACTCATCACGCATCTTTTTCAATAGCGGATCGTATTGAGCGTTGAAGTAGTCCTTCTCAGCTTTGGCCACCGCCGCCGACGCGATTTCTGCGGCTGACGGTTTGTAGTCTTGCTTCTTTGGTTTGCTACTCATTACAGTTCTCTCGTGTAAATGACCGTATCTTTCTTCCAACCTTCAGCTAAAAAGTAATCTTCTAAAGCTGTTATAGGCGTTCTGGTTTCGATGTTCTTGAAACCGTTCTCTCTGGCTAGCTCCGCAAAAAACGGGAGGTACTTAATCGCACAACTTTGTCCGCGGTTCTTGGCCCATGCCAACCAAAGTAAAAATGTCTTTGCCCCTGTAAACTCATCCACCTCAGCGGTGGTGATTACAAAGCCCTCTGGTGCTACCCAAAGGTGGGCTTCCCCGTTTAGACAAGCCGCATATACGTCTTCTGGTCTAAACGTAAGCTGAGGTTGCTCAGCTAAAATCTCTTCAATACCGCGTTTTACCCAAACCCATTCTTCACGCACTTGGGCAAAAGTCGGCTTATCCTCCGTTGCCGTAGCGTCGACGCCTTGTGCGCCAAGGTCCTGACATACCGCCATATTTCACGCTCCTGCGAACTGCGGTGTCTGCATTACGCGACCTGCGCTCTGCATCAGTGACACCTTGATTAAATAACTGGCCATAAATTGACGCGCTCTGTAGGTCCGACCAATCTTTGTTTGGGACTCGTAGCAAACGGAACAACGTGCCGTTAACGATTGTGTCTCTGTAGTCGTTCATAACGTCGTTGTCACACGCTGTGCTCGTATGTGTTGGCCTAAGAACAGCTCTAACGATGGTGCTACCGACGAGGGTGTCCGCTGGGACAGGGGCTAACAGGAAGGTCTCAGAGGTTTTCTGTACAAAATACTCAGGCACGCCCGACTCTTCGCGCCATTTTGGTAGTCGCTGTTCCAGTAGCGTCGTAGTCAAAGGCTCTAAGTCTTTACCTTTATGTGTAACCCATAAAATTCTTCGTACAGAAGTATCTTGCGGCGTTTCGAGGTCATATTCGAAAATGCCAGACACTGTAGTCAACGGGTCCAACTCGACTTGATAGACATTCGCGCGCTCGCAAAGCTCAATCACAGCCGACCGGATGTTGCTCTCTATGAGGGTGTCGGGACACCCAGGAACCATCGGAAGTATTTCGGGGAGTAGCGCCTCATAAGTGATCGCCATACTTTATGCTCCCATTTGCGCTCTGCGTTCTATGTTGGGGTTAGTAATTGCGTCTATTTGGCCTTTGCCCGTAACTGATGCAGTAAATAATTGATAGTGGCTACCTGCACGCTGTTGGTTACCAGCGAACTCAGCGTCTTTCATGTAAGCCATATACAAGACGTAGTTCATAATCGCGTTAGCGAATATGTCTGGAATCGATAGGTTGTCAGAAAGAGTTACCGTTGCTGGGTTGGCTGAATAGACCAACTCGACATAAGCATTGCCGTTAACACCTGGGTATACATAAAAGTTCCTAGGGTTCGACTCTTCATACGAGTAGTGTTTGACAACGTTTGTGTGGGCGGCATCACCAGTTGTAGCGGGGTCATGCCAATTCGGAGTCTGAGAGTCCAATACACTCAGGTCTACCAACCTAATCGCACGTTTTCCCGCTCCACCATTGGAGGCAGACATGTTGCGTACAACCTTTAACAGTCTATTACCTCCGGATGGGATTTCTTGCTTAGTGCCTGTGGCAAGAGTAACGGTAGTGTTAACTGCACTGGCATCAGGCTTGAGCAATGCAATCTCGCGTTGTGCGTCGTTTACCCACAAAACAAGCTCGCCAGTAACAGGCCATCTAACGCCAGTGGTGTCTTGTAAAACAGCTTGAACTCGATCGATAACGCTTTGGACTGTTACTGACATTTTTTATACCTATGAGTTAAGTATTGATTCCCACGCGGCTTCTCGGGCATCACTATCAACCGTTCTACCAAGCGCTTTGTTAACAGCCGCTGCTTTCGGGTAGCCATCGGTTTTAAAATTCTTTGGATCACCTTCATCCATCATCTTTTCGAGACAGGTAACGAGCTCTTCATCAAGTTGTACGGGTTCTTGTACAACGATCTCTTCTTCGAACTCGACAACCTCAGCCGTCTCTTCTTCAACAACTTTGGCGTTGTATTCTTTTGCGCCCATTTGAATAGCTAGCAAGCCAATCTCTTCGGCGATTTCTCTGGGTACACCCGCTTCAAACAAAACTGCTGTACCGCCTAGGGTTGTGACTCGTAATGGTTCACTACTTACAATCTTCATGATTAATACCTATATAAAAGAAAGCCCCCTCCGGAGAGGGGGCGATAGTCTTACTGGGCAGTATCGAGAGCGATAACACCGAAGTCCTGTACAGAGCCACTTACGTCGCTGTTGTACTTAGGTTTACGGAGACCGAAGATCTTGCCTACAGAGATACCTGACTGGTTGCCATAGTCGAAAGTATCTTCAACCATTTCAGGCAGACCGATGTCAGCCAGTGCCAGAGCCTGAGCACCACAGAACAGAGCACGTCCACCAACAACGTCAGCGTCAGCACCCCACTTGTAGCCAGCTGCGCCAGCGTTAGAGGAAGTACCAGTAGTTGCGCCAGAAG